ACGCAGCGACGGTTTTGGTAATAGTGGGGGAGGCAGCGCCAGCGGCAGCGGCGGGGGACCGGGCAGGGTCAGGCTGCTGCCGCTGGGCCGCCTCAACCGCGGCACGCGGCGAAGCGGGAGTAGTGAGGACAAGCTCGTCATCGGCGGGGAGCGGAAAGCGCTGGGCCACCACGAGCACGTCGCGGAACGGGGTCTTGAACAGCACCTTGTCGGTCCCGATGTCGCCGGGCGGTCGCTCGCGGACCAAAGCCACGGCATCGTCAGAGCAGGCGACCTCGAAATCATAGCCCATGAAGACGACGGCTTCGGCATAGCGCCTGCGAAGCAAGCCCCGCAGCGCCTGCTTGTGCTGTCCGAGGGTCGCATAAAGCCACATCCCGAACGCGTCGGCGGCGTCATCGAAGCGGCGCGCATTCACGTGGCGCAGCACGCTCGACCGCTCAAGATTGTCGGGGCCGATATTGTAGCAGAGGCTGACGAGTGCGCTGAACTGGTTCGAGTTGAGCGGGACCGTCACGAGCCTTTTGACGTGGTCCTCGAACACGGTAAGCGCATGGCGGAACATGCCCAGCGCTTCGTCATAGGTGCAGCTATCGCCTTCTTTGACCGGCGAGCCATCGGGATAGAAGGTGACCCCGTAGGACATCTCCCATGCGCCGCCTTCGCACAGACGGGCCTTGAGACGCGGTTCGCCCTCGAACTGCGTTATCAGCCGCAGTCCGTGATTGTTGACATACAGATGATCGTTCACGCCTCGCCCCACTCTACTTCGCCAACACGCCCGTAAGGAGTGCCCCTGTCGCTAAGCCCCACCGTGAACGGCACGCGCGCGCTACGCGGCTCGCCCGGCTCAAGCGGCACATCGATTGCGTGCAGCAGGTCACACAGCGCCGCTCGGCTTTCGTCTCCGGTGACGATGCGGACGGGCAGGACCGTCTGGCCGGGCTCGCGGTTCGTCAGGACAAACGCCGCTTCCTTCTCGCTCGGATATGGCGTGCCTTTGGGGATGACGACGGAGGCAACGCCCTCCACCTTGTCATAGACCTCGATGGCGACCGAATAGCTGATGATGTCCTGCACGGTCAGGTCAGACTTCCGGCCCTCGATGACTGCCGCCTTGATGGCGGCGCCAAGGACAACGGCAATCTCCGGGTCAATGTCTGTTTTCGCCTCCTGCCCGAAGACCTGCGCGGCAAGGGCTTGCACGGCTGGCATCCGGGTGCCGCCGCCGACGAGCACCACGTCATTGAGGTCCCGCACGCTGAACTTGGGGTCTTTGCGCTGCGCCTCGGCTATCGCGATGGTGCAGGCCTGACGCATTCGGGCGAGGATTTCCTTGGAGAGATGCTCCAGCAATGGACGGTCGACCACATGGTCCATGTGCAGGACTTCCCCGCCCGGCGTGCGATCGAAATCCTTGATCCGAAACTCGGTCTTCTGCTTCCGGGAAAGACGCTTTTTCGTCTCCTCCGATTCCTGAAGCACCAGCGTCATCGCCGTATCGTCCACAGCGAGGTCAACGCCCTCGTGGGACTTGGCCCACTCCCCGACGATGTAGCGGCCCAGCATGGCGTCAACGTCAGACCCGCCCGTGATGCTGGACCCGCCCGTGCCCAATACCGTCACGAGCCCTGCGCCGGTCTGGATGATGCTCACGTCAGTTGTGCCGCCGCCGACATCGAGAACGGCAATGCGGCGCACCTTTTTGAAATCATAGCCGTAAGCGACAGCCGCAGCGGTCGGCTCGTCCATCAGCTCGATGTACTTCAAGCCCGCCATCTTTCCGGCTTCTTCGACGGCCGCGCGCTGGTCATGGGTGAAGGTCGCAGGCACGCAGATCACCGCAGCGTCTGGCCTCTCCCCTTTGAACTTGATGGTGGCGGCATCAAGCAGCTTTGAGATGACCGCGCTGCAAAGCATGGTCGGTGAATAGGTGTAGCCGTCTGGCCCCTGATAGTGCAGCTCGCCGTTAGGCTCGTTCGTCTCCTCGTCCCGGCCCTCGACGGTCTGGTGGCCGGTGTCTTCGTTCTCATGCCATGCAGCGGCCAGTTGCCGCTTGAACAGGCGGAAGCAGAAATCGCGATAGCGCTTGCCGGCTTCTATGCCGTCCAACCCGACGAATATCTGGCTGTCACCCTTGGCCACGGCATCAGCCGGGACGATGGTCACGACGCTGGGCAGGAGCGGCGAGCCGTCCACGTTGATGACTTCCGGCCCTCTGGGGGTCCAGTGCGATACGCTGCTGTTACTACTTCCGAGGTCAATTCCTACGAGTTTACGGACTTTCATTCTGCGGCAACCTTCATTTGATCGAGGGTTGAGACAGGACCAATCACAAGCAGGCGCTCAGTCTTTGCTGCCCGGCGTTCATGCTGTGCGGCTAGCCCGCCCTGACGCGCGTTGCGCTGCTGCGGGGTCATCTCCGGCTCTGGCGGATCAACCAGCGTCAGGGGTTCCTGTACGGGCTCTGGCTCGGGTTCCGGAATCGAGGTTCGATTATCGCTAATTGGGGGGTCGATTAATTGCGGTGTGTTTTCAACAGGTTGTGGAGCGGCTACGGTAGCCATCGCCGCACGCATGGCCGCCACTTCCTGCTGATGCCGCAGCTCGGCCAGCTCGTCCGAGCGCTCCCGGTCGCGCTTGGCATCGTTTGCGCTGATATCAGTAATCAACGCCCACAGGCTAAGCGAGCGGGCAGCTTCCAGCGTGCAGAGCATGAAGATCAGCCAGACCCATGCCCAGAAGGCTTGTGAGGCTTTGTCGGCCAGTTCGATCTCTGACAGCCTGCGATCAGTCGTCGCCTGCTGCACGGGGCTCGCCTGCCCTGCCATCAGCCCGTCCTCACGCGCCTTGAGGGTCGCAAGCTCGGCCTGGATCGCCTCACCACGCGCACGCATCGCGCTTTCGGTCTTGTCTCGCCTGATGCCGTCCACGCTTCCGAAATAGAGCCCTTGGGCGAGGAGGAGCGATTGCGCCTTGGAGATGCCCTCCGGGGACATCGAGGCCATGATCTGCTGTTCGGTCTTCAGTTCCGCTATCTGCGTCCTGACCCGTTCCAGCTCTGCGCCGGTGCCCTGAATCGCCGCCTGCTGCGCTGTGCCCAGCGTCCCGGCTTCCTCGCCTGCAAGGGCAGCCTTGGCTGCGAGGGAGGCCGAGCTTTCCGCGAAGCGATCCGGCCAGACGACCTTCGCCCCGTTCTCCGCATTGTGGACGCCGACAGCGGCAAGGCCAACGAAGATGAACGCGCCCGCCACCTTCCGCCATGTGGTCGATGCGGTGAGCATGCGGATAAAGGCGACGGTCGCGAGCAGTTCCGCACCGAGCACAGCAACGATCATGCCCATGATCGGCAGGAAGCTCAGCCACGTCCACTGAGCCGTTGCGACGATGCCGGTGACGGACAGCGAAGCAAGCCCAAGCGTGATGATGACCACCGCGAACAGCGCAAACTTGCGTGTCGCGTCGGCTTCATTCTTGAACTCTAAGAATTTATCCAAAAAGCGGCCCATGCCCTGCCCTTTCTGCTTGCGCTACGCGCGCCCGAGTAGTCCGGTGATTGCCAGCGCACCCAGCACCGTGCAGATCACGCCAAGCGCCGACGAGAAGACGATGAAAAACATCTGCCGGCGAAACGCCTTTTGGTCTTCGACTTGTTCATTCTTTTGCGCGACAAACATGCTGCGCACTTCACCTAAAATATCTTTGGCCTGCTGATCGTTTGCTGTGACGACGTAGGATTGCAGGCTTCCGAGAGTGTCTTTCATCTGCGACTCCATTTCGCGCTTCAGCTCCTTGAGGTCTTCACCCTGAACCGCGCGCTCCACCCACGCTTCAAAGCGCGTCTGAAGAACGGCAAGGTGTTTCTCAAGCGTACCAAAGCGGTTGATTTGTTCGTGCTCGGCAGTCTTGCGCGACTGCGCCAAGTGCTCTGCGATCAATAGTTCCGACATGCCCTGCCCAGCCCCTCACGTGTTAGACTTCCCCGCGTCGCGTCAGCAGCCCCAGCAGACGGTCGATCGATGCGGACCTCGGATTGGCGATGCCCGTTGCCTGGTGCTCCCGATCCAGCCGGGCGCGCTCGACGTTCAACTGTTCGCTCAGATGCTTCAGGCGCGTGGCCGACAGCGTCCTGACCACGGCAGCCGTTTCGGTGGGGTCCACCTCGAAGGCATCGAGCAGCATGTCGCCCGTGATGTCGGCCTCCTCGCCTACGGGGCCATAGTCAGCCATCAGCGCGTCAGGCTCAGGCAGCAGCGGCGGGGGTTCTTCCACAGCCGCCATTGCGCGCCTCAGCTCGGCATTCTCTGCGCGCAGGGCTTCGACCTCGGCAGCAAGTTCCGCCGTCAGGTCAGGCGCGACAGGCTGCGGCCTTACAGGCTCAGGCTCAGGCGCGGCGCCTTCGGCCACAAACTCCGAGCCCGGTTCCACGCGCTCAATCGTCGCCAGCACTGACCCGTCAGCGCCCTTGGCCACCACGCGATAATTGATCTTGTCCCACAGGAAGACGGGCGGGAATGATCCGTCCGGCAAAGCCGCGACGACCGTGCCGTGTGAGAACTCGCGTCCACCGCCACACTCTTCGGTCCTGTAGGCCACCGCCGTCCACTTGTCCTTGTCGGCGTTGTAGAACTCCAGCCACGCGGCCGGGAACGGGCACGTCACCGTGCCGTCCTCTGCAAAAGCAGGCATTGCGATTTCCTCTTTGATCAGGCGGCTTTGGCTTGAGCCGTTGCGCCTATGGTGTTGGCGATCAGCCAGCGTGCGATGAGGCGGTTAGCCTCTGAGGTCGGATGAACGCGGTCGATACGCCAGTACCACGGAAGCACGGGTGCGCCGCCCAGTGCCTGAAGCGGGTCGATGTAGCGCGATCCGGCGAAGGCTTTCAGTTCAGCATTGCAGCGCTGGAACATGCATTCCGGCTGTTCAAGGTCGCTGTCCTGAAGCGGGATTCCGCAGATCCACCACGGCCCCGTCAGTTGTGAGATCATGCGCTCATAGTTGAGCAGGAGGCTGCGGCATTCGTTGGGATAATCGTTCCGCGTTCCCCACAGGATTGTCGGCTCGCCATGCCATTGCGGAACACGCTCGAACCATTCCAGCAACTGATAGGACGAAAGGCCAGGCTGTGCGCAGACCTGCACATCCACGCCAAGGTCGGCCACGCAATCCCCCAGCGTCACCAGTGTTATGTCATTCACAGGCGTATGAGGCGCCCGGCAGCTATCGGGGATATCCCGTGTCGATTGGAAGCCAGACACGGTTGAAGCGCCGTACATCACAAGCATGGGCTGATTCTACTACGTCAGAGTGATGCCTAGAAGCCCGGTCGAATCCTGCCTCCACAGCCTTCCGACACCTGTGATTCCCGTCGCGGCTGCGGCCTGATCGGCATAACTCGCCACATCTGCCAGCGCGAAGATGGTCTCGATGTTGTCGCACCCGATGGCCGAAACGATCTCGTTGCTCTGGTCCGTGATGGTGGTCGCCTTGACGTTCGTAAGACGGACCTCGGTGCAGGCGTCCGTCACGAGCAGGATGGTATCGGAGCGATGCCCGCCCATGATCTGGAACCGCGCGTTCGTGCTGGAGGCTTCAGCCGTCGCCGTGAAGGTGAAGGTTGCGCCCGATCCCGTCCCGCCCGTCACCGACGCCGGCTCGGTCGGGAAGGTCCAGTAATTGCCGCCATTGGAGACCGTGACAGTTGCAACCGCGCCGCCGCCGCCAAGCGTGGCGACTGTGAACGTCGCTGCCGTGGCCCTGGTCCCGCCCGACACCGTAAGCACGTCGCCCACCGTGTAACCCGTACCGCCTGCCGAGACGGTCGCCGTTGCGATGACTGCCGCATCCCACGCGCGCACATTGCCCTCGCAGCCGATAAGCTGCACGTCGGCTGTGCGGAAAATCGAGATATCAACATCAGTATTGGACGCGGCCTGAAAGCCGGTGACGACGCAGCCATTGGACGCCGAGTCGATCTCGATGCCCCGGATCGCGTTCAGCGTGGCATAGCCACCGTAAACCTTGCAGTCGATGGAGTCGAAGAAATCGAGACCAGAAATACCGTTCGAGTTGAACGTGCCCCCGTGCGTCTCGCAACGATCAGAGCCGTTATGCTGGAGCCCGTGGCCCAGCGTGTTGCTGACGAAATAGCCGCCATATCCCTTGGCATCGTTGGTATCGATGATCTGGAGACCTGCGCCGGCGTAAGTGGTGCAGTTTCCGGTCGCCTCGACGCCGTGATGCTCGAAGCGATGCGATGAGCTGGAGACAAGCCCGCCGTTACGGGTGCAGGTGGTCAGGCGCGACCCGAAGTCCCGCGCGTCTGTGTGGCCGCTGATCACGTAGCCATCATAACAGTCATCGAACCAGCATCCGGGCTCGATCACGCCACGCGATCCGCCGCTGACGGACGAGAAGCCGGAGCCCACAGGCGAGCCGGAGAACGTCCCACGCCAGCCCGTCGCCTTGATGCGCCGCAAGATCCAGCGCGAGCAGCCCTCAAAACGGATGCCGCCATGCGCCCCGTCGCCGGTATTGTTCGCCCGGTTGGCGTCCAGCGTCATGTCTTCATAGATGAGGTCATTCTTCGCGGACGAATAGAAGATGCGTCCGTTCGTGCTGTTGGCCCGCACAAGGATGGTTGCCGACTGCCCGACGCCAGAAACGCGATTGGACCGCGTGTGCGTGATGGTGTTGATGTACGCCGTGCCCTCGGGAAGCTGAACCCAGTAGTTAGCGTCAAGCGCCGCCTGTAGCGCCGTCGTGTTGGCCGTGGCGTCCGCATTGCCGCCACCGACCTTGAAGCCGTAGGCCGTGGCGTTGACCGGGTCCGTCAGGTCGCTTGCGTCGTCGTTCGCATAATCTCGGGTCGCGAGTGTCGCGCCAGCGCTGTCCTTGTAGACCAGTTTTATGATGACGCTGTCTTCTATCCACCGCTCGGGAAACCGGCCCGCCGCATCTGCTGTAATCGAAGTTCCCGCCGTCGTCGTCAGGGCGCGATCTGAATAAACCGTGCGCGGCGTTGTGGTGCCTGCGGTATAGACCTCAATCGTTCCGCCAGGCTCCAAGGCTCCGCTATCGTCCAGCAAAGTGTGGACGAGTCCGAACAGGTTCTTTGCCATGTGATTTCAGCTCAGGCTTGAGATTGAAACGCCAACGGTGACGAAGCAGGTCGCCAGAAGTGAGTCCGTGACAGTGCAGCGCCAGACGGCGACCTTGTCCTCGCCTGCCGCAACCGTTCCGGTGAAGGTGGTCGAAGCCGACGAAGGGCTGTTTGCGGTGAACCCCGCATCACCGGAATCGTAGGTCCACGCATAAACATAAGGCCCCGTGCCGCCCGTCGGCGTGACGGTGACGCTCGGGGTCGTGACAGCCCCGCTCGTCAAGGTCGTTCCGAAGCAGACCGATCGGCTGGCGGTGGCATAGAAGCTGGACGAGCCGCCCGCCCCGCTTGTTGCCGCCGCCGCCGCAGCAGCCGCAGCGTCTGCCGCAGCCTGTGCCGCTGCTGCATCTGCCCGCGCCTGCGCCGCGCCGCTCACCGCCGCAAAGACCGTGTCTGTCGTCTCATCGCCCGTGCGCAGGACAAGCGTATTCCAGGCGTTGCGGAACCATTCGACCGGAGTGCCGTCCGGGTTGATGATCTTCATCCCGACTTGCAGGAACGGGACGTTATCGGTCACGAGCGCTGCCCTTCATTGATCCATGCGCCGTTGATCGTGATGCCGACCGGGTCCGTCATGCGGATGGTGATGTTCGTCGCCTCGCCGGGCGGGACCATGCCAAGGCCCCAGACGACAGGCTTCTGGTAACGTCCGTCCGCTCCCAGCGTGACAGTCAGTTCCGAGCGCGTGTCATCGCGCGTGTTGCGCCCATCGGTTGACACGTCCACCATGATGGTGGGGTTGGAGCCTTGCCCGCTGGCTGGCCGGCCGAATGCTTGCAGATCCACGCACAGCGAGCCGATTATCTCGTAATCCGCAAAGGACGCCCGCAGCGTCGCCATGCGCTCAACCGTGGTTCCCGCATCCGTGAAAACAGTATTGTCCAGCGTGTAGAGGGCCGTCCCGCCTTCGTCGGCCTGCACCTCGTACCCGTAAGCGGTCGCATGATATTTTGGCGGGTAGGTGTCTTCTTCCCAGCTCTGCTCGCGATGCCAGAAGCCTGTTGTGGTGTTGAAAACGTAAGCCGCCTTGTTCGGGATGCGGACCTTGAAGAACTCGTTGGAGCCGTACTGATAGGCCATGCAGGTGACGAGCAGGCGGTCGGAAGCAGGGAGCGCCAGAAGGTCGTCTTCCATCTCGCCGTTGCGTGGCAGCGGATTGAGCGAAAAGCCGCTCATCAGATAGGGCATCAGGTTCCCGCCGATCAGGAACAGCTTGTCGCCGCGGATCGCCCATGAATGCGCGGACAGGAAACCTTGCGTCTCATCGATCGACTGGCCCGTGATGTTCTGGAAAGGGAGCGTGGTCGATGTGGTCGCGCGGATGATTTCGATGGAGCTGGCGCCGCCTGCAATGATCTGCCCCGACAGGCGCAGCATCCGCCTGATTTCGTCCGGGCGCTGTTCCGCCGTGGCAAAGCCCAGAGCTTCCCATGACGTGCCGTCGAGCACGTTGGACCAGTAATAGGTGTCCGCCCCGTCCTCAGAAGCGACAAGACGCTGAGACAGCACAAGCAGGCTGGTGGCGTCGGGCGCATCGACATCGCTCACCTGCGTCAGCGCTGACCCGTTATAGCGCCACGGCTTGGCCGCGCGGGCGACATAGAGGTTGTCCCGAAGACCGGCGAAGGCCGCCTGCCCGCTTCCGCCGATGGTCCCGAGATTTGTGGCCACCCATGCAGCCGAGATGCTGTAGAGGTCGCCGCCAGCAACGACGAACAGCGCACCGTTGCGCACGCCGGGCTCGCAATAGATGCCCTGGATTTCTGCGCCGAGGTCGACGCGCTGCGCCCGTCCCGGCGTCGGGATAAGCGCGAGCCGTGTCGGCTTTCCTGTCTCTGCCGGGATCGGGACGGCGAACATGTTGAGCAGGCGCAGGGGCGCCATGCCATATCGCTGCCGGCGATCGGCTATCGGGACAACGGGGATGTATGGTATGGTGAGCCCCTAATACTTAGGATCATCACGCAAATGTGATTTGGAGACGCGGAAATACTTGGCTTTTCAGCCCTGCATTTCACGTAATTTCGGTTTGACTTAGCGATTACTCGCTTAACTTGCGAGTACGGAAGCAATTCCGCGATGTTTGACAATCAATCGGGGCGGGCACGGCGCGAACCGTGGTCTCCCGCCCCTAACTCAGAAGGAACCTGAGCTATGAACTATCTTACGCAAGATCGCGCTCTCTGGGCAAGCAACTGCCTGATGTGGATCGCAATCGGGTTTGGCGCCCTCTCGTTCTGGTCTGACGCGGTCCTTGCCGGCAGCGTTGCAGATCATCCGGTCGAGTGGATCGTCGCAGCGATGCTGACGGCGGTCCTGGTTTCGGTCTCTCTCATCCTGTCCGGGTGTGTCACCCGGTTCGCAGAATGCAAGGAGAAGGGGTTCAGCTTCACGGCGGGGATGACGATTGTCCTCGGTGCGATACTGGTCCTCATCGAAGCTGGCATGACCCATCAGGGCCTTGCTTGGCTCGATGCCCGCAAAGACCTTGCCCCTGACTGGGCGCTGTGGGTCGCCTCCTTTGGCCTCTCGGTGTTCAACGTGTTCTCGCTCTACACGTTCGCCCGTGATCTGAAGAAAGCGCCGATCACGAACCCGGCCCGGCAACTGGCCGAACTGCGCTGGAAAAAAGCCGCCTGATAACCTGCCTAGACTGAAGCCCTCGCCCTAACCGGTGGGGGCTTTGTCGTTAGCGCTTGGGCTTGGCGGCGTCCTGCTCCAGCGCCTGCTTCAACTGTGCAATCTCGGTGTCGTAGTCCAGCCATTGATCCGGCGGCGCGGTTCTGCGCTCCCTGAGAAGCTGGCCAAGCTGCGTGCGTGCTGCCTGAAAATCTTCCGGCACCCATGTTGAAGTATCGACAGGCTCAACAACTGGCGCTTTTCCTGCGCCCATCTTTTTCTGAGCCAGCCATGCCTTGTCGCCAAACGGGTCGTTTGGATCGACGGCAGGCGCTGCTTTTGCCTGCGGGGCCTGAGCGGGGGGCTTCTGCGGCCCGGCCTTCGACACACCACGACGCGGGCCTAGCAGCCTGTTCGCTCCGGCTCCTGCAAGACCGCCGCCGACAAGGCCGCCGAAGCCATAGCTCATCCGCATGGCCTGCCGGTCTTCTGCGTCCGTATCTCCGTCGCGATCCATGTCCTGAAGTGGACCGAACTCGCCATAGGCTGCGCCCGCAACTGCACCGCCTGCACCGCCTAGGCCGGTGGCGTTGGCTCCTGTTCCAGCAAGGAGCTTGGAGCTTGAGGATTCGGAGGGGTCGAACTTGGCGAACTTGCCTCGGATGTTGGCGGGGTCGAAGACGAGCACCTGATCGATGGGGTTGCCGTCAACGCTGTCCGTCATCGTGTTGCGAATGATGATGCCGTCGTAGCCTTCCGCTTCCATGGCTTTGCGTGCTGCAGCATAGTCCGGTTTGTCGCCAACCATTCTAATCTGACGCCCACCAATCTCATAGCCGGGGCGCTCGAATTTGGTATATTTGTCGATGACGTCTTTGACTGCTGCGTAGCTATCAACCACGAGAGGATTTTTGAGGCGAGCGAATACCGGCATGACGTTCTCGCCGCCCTGACCGCGACCAGCCCAATCGGCAAAGCTTGACGCCGTGTCTGGCGAGTTGGTCAGCCAAACACCGAGAGGGCCCTCCCGCGAACCGCTTGCTCCATCGCGATTTGCGCCAACGGCAAACTCTTCGATATTCTTGTTCGTCCCATGATACAGCGGCGTATCGACATCGAATCCCATCTCTCTAGCACGAGACATCCGTGACGCTTCATCCATAGGAAGCTTGCGACCGCCTCCGAAGCCCGACTGCTCTGGTCTGCGAGGCGCAGATGAAACGGTTCCGAGGCCGGTGGACGGCACGGGCGACGGCGAAGCCCGGCCACCACCTTTGGGCTTCTTGCCGGCGAAGATGCGCGCAAGGTTGTCAGGATCAGCACCGCCTAGAAGCATTTCGCCCATCAGGTCCCGCTGGGCTTTGGTGTAACTGCCCGACCGCGACATGGCCGCAAGCGCGCTTTCAACAGGGCTGCGCACCGTGCGCATGAGATCAGCCGCTGCTGGCAGAATGCCGCCTTGGCTCATCTCTGCCTGAGATGTGACCGATCCGACGTTCGGATTGATGCGCGAAGCGTTCTGCACAAGCGCTGCATCAGCTTTGAAGCGCGCCCGCATGGCCTCGGCAGGACCCTTCCCAAAAACCTTTTCTAACTTCCTCTGCGCTCCCGCGCTGGAAAGAGCCGCAATAGCCGCCCCGGCTCCTTCGGTCTTTCCAACCATCGACCGAATGACGCCTGCTTGCAGCGCAGTCAGCGGCTGACCAGTGACGGCCTGAACTAGCCGCGACACATCCTCAGCGGTGTAGCGACCGCCAAGAAGCCCCTGCCCCTGCCGGAACGCGGCCTGCATCTTGGGTGCCTCACCGCCAAGCTGGCGCGCTTCAGCATACCCAGGCACGCGCGCGTCCATCTCTTTGACAATCGCCTGCCGCGCGCTGTCGAGGTCATACGGCACGGGTTGATTGCGAGCGATTGCAGCCTGCTCAGTGTCGTCAAGGCTGCGTTTGACCAGATCCCAGAACTCGAAGTCGCCAACGACACGATTCTCTGTTTTCGCCAGCGTGTCCTGATAACGTTCAACGCCTTTGATGTGCGGCTTCAGAATATCCAGCTCGCGCAATTCCTTGAGCCGGGGGCTGGTCAGGCTGCCAAAGGGATACTGCGCACGCAAAGCATCGTAAGCCGGCGTAGCCTGCTCTTGAGCAAGCGCAATCATGCGGTCCACGTCACCGGAAATAGTGGCCGGGTTGGCTCCGGTTGCCTCGCCAATATCGCGCTCAAGACGGCCAGCCCGGTTGCTGATCAGGTCTTCGCTGCGGGCACGCGCAACGTCTCCCGTCGCTCCGGGCAGGCGCGAAATACCCGCGCTGATCCCGACGCCTTCCTGCGTCAGATCGGCCACAGACGCCGGCTTGTCGCCAAACCTGGCGCGGGCTGCATTGAGCGCGTCTTGTTCTGATTTGATACCGCCCGAAAGCAGCGCTTTGCGCACGGCACGCGCTGCGACACGCTCATCAAAGCCAGCGGGACGGAACGGGCGTGCAGCGACACGCAAGCCACGTGCGACAACACTCGGCCCGAATATGCCGGCAGCCGCTCCGGTCACCGGGTTAATGATATCAGGCCCGCCGCGCGATCCGTCGCCCTCGGCTGCGATTGCGTCTCCCACGCCTCCCAGCGTGGCCCCGATGCCGCCGCCAATGGCGCGGGTTCCAAAATTGCGTATGAAGCTGCCGCCCGAAGGTTCAGCCGGGGCGCTGAAGGGCTGCACCGTGGGTGCAGGTGCTTGCGGAGCGGGGGCCGGGGTCGGCTCAGGTTCCGGCGCCCTTGCTGCCTGCCTGCCCGCCTGCCCGCCCGCGCCAAGAGCCGTTTCGACAAGCTTCATGACGCCAGCCGAAGCGCCTGACATAGTCAGGTCTTCAGCCGCGTTTTTCAGGAACGCCTCGGTATAGCCCTCGCCATCACGGCTTTGCAGCGCGCTGGCGATGGGCGTTCCGGCCGGCAGCATATCGACAAGACGCGGGGTATCCTTGTCTGTCGTCGCTGCGAACGCTGCCGCATCCTTGATCGCCATGCCCGGCAATCCACCACCCGGCTTCAGTTTGCCAAGCGGCATACGTACAGCCATCATCTGGCCAACGCCGCGCGGAAGGGCTCCAGTGACGGATTCAAGCGGAGCGCCTTCACCGATCAGGACGTTGCGCGGAACCTCGATATTGGTTCCCGTGAACTGGTAAGCCTTGTCGCCAAGCAGAAGCCGGTTGGCCGCGTTAAGGCCCTCCGCGCCGATGTTCGTGACATTGTTGATGAGGTTCGCGCCACCCTCGGCAAGCCCCTGTCCGAATGACAGCGGAGCGCCAGCCACGCCCTTGCCGATGTCCTTTTCATAGTCCGTCTGGATAGGCGCTGCGTTTTCATCAACGATGAAGTCGCCCATGTTGACGCGGGACGCCTCACGACGCTCCTGCTGACGGCGGGCGGCATCGGCCGCCTCAGCCGCCTTGCGCGCTTCCTGCTGCGCCGCCCATTGAGACATTGCCTGCGTCTGGCTTTGGCGCTGGGCTGTGACGATGGGGTTAGCCGCATTGGCGGAAGGCGCAGCGGGCTCCGGCACGGGCTGCAAATACTTGCGGTACTTGTTCTGTGACGCTGGGGCCGGTTGCTGCTCCGGTTGCGGCGCAGGCGTCGGCTGGACGTACTTGGCGTACTTGTTAGCGACCACCTTGCAGCGCCTTCAAAAGAGCTTCGGCTTGATTGGGGCCAAAGCCCGCCTCTTCCAACGCCTGGTTGAACTCAGCGATTTCCTGCGGCGTTGCGGGGTTGGACAGGAACTCGCTGATCGCTTCAGCCGGGATGCCCGTCTGCTTGGAATAGGCGCGGATGCCCATCTGCATGGCTGGCGTCTGGACAGTCTTGGACTGGACAGGCTCTTTGGCTTCGTAGCCCAGCATGATCCGATCAGGGCTCAGGCCGTATTCGGTCGCGCGCTTCTGCGTGTCCCGGGCAAGGCGCTGGTAAGTTTTCTCGTATGCCCCGTACATGTCGCGCGCCGCGTCCACGTACATCTTGCGGACATTGTCAGGCAGAAGCGTCTTGCCGCCAGCAAGGCGAGGCGCCCACATTGCAGCTTGATCAAGCGCGCTTGCCGCCGACTGTGTGAGCGCGACTTCGCCCTCGCGAGCCACAGAGCCAGGGTCAAGCATCTTCGTGAATGAGACGATGAGGCCAAGATCGCTTGCGGAGTTTTTGTTCCCTGCAAGAGTATTGATGCGATTGAATGAAGCCTGAATGTCCTGAAAGTTGTTCTGGATCGGCATCCACTTGCTGGACTGCGTCATCTCCAGCGCGATGATTTTCGGGTCAACGTCCACGCCGCTCCGCTTGGTATCGGCAGGCCCGCCCGGAATAGGCGCAAGGGCGCCCTCTTCGGTCCATGTGTACCCGCTCGGTGGCTGACGCACCCCGCCGCCAGCCTTCTGCGGGTCAGTGTAAAGCACCTCTGCCTTGGGATCGGTTCCGGGGCTCACAGAGACAACCGCCTGCCCTGTGTTGAACAGCTTCGGCTGTTGAGCCTTCACCCGCTCAGCCACGCTCATCGTCTGCATGGCGAAGTTGTCCAGCTCCTGATCGGTGATCCGGCCATCCGCCGCGGCCTGCTCGATCTGCGCCATGATCTGCGGGTTGCCGTAGGGCGAGTTTTTGAGGATTTCCACAGCCGCCGCGCCGCGCTGTTCAGGCGGCACGCCCTTGAGGCCCAGCGCGGTATTGCCAAGGAACTCCATCCCGCTGGCGAATTGCGAGGCTTGGCTCTCGTCCATCTGCGACAAGACCTGATCCATGTCGGCCATCATGCCGAAGTCGCCCTGCTGGCCTGCCGTGGTCGCCACAGCCTGATAGGCGCCCCTGCGATCGGGCTGCGGGCCTGTGCCCATGCCGGTCCTGAACGCCTCGCCATAGGCCCTCGTGCGGTTGCGCGCTTCCTGCTGCTGGCCAAGCGTCGAATAGCTGCTCGCCTCATCCGTCAGGCCCGCGCCCATCAGGCCGGTGACCGCGCCCTCGAAATTGCCCATGCCAAAGGCTTCGGACGCCTTGCGACGCGCATCATCCTCGCGCCGCATCTTGGCCTGTTGCTGGCCAGCCTGAAGCCCTGTCTGGAACGCCCGGAACGTGCTCATCCGATACGGCTCCTCAGTCCGCCCGCGCGATACGGCCTCGTCTGCAACGCGCCACCGCCTATGGAGCTGGGACCACTACCGCCCCCCGTCCCGCCTGCCGTCCCGCCTCCAGGCATCTGGCCCATGCCCCAGCCGATCCAGCTCGCAAGGTCGTTGGCAGCGTTCGCCTGGTTCTGACCCTTCTGCTGGTAGAAGTCGGCAGAGGTCCGCCCGCCTTCGAGCTTGATGCCCGCAGCACGATCAGCGAACTGCTGCCCGCCAGAAGCAATGCCGCTGTCCGCCGAAAAGCCGCGCTCCGTCACATCGCCAAGCGCGCCGTAATAGCCCATGAAGTTGCGGAGCTTGGCTTCTTCGGCCACCTCGGACATGCCGCGCGCCGTCCGCCCTGACAGGGCCGAGCCCTGCGCTCCGGCCATGGTGAGGAAGTCATCACGCGCCTTTCCCGCCTCCATGGTCCCGATCTTCGCCCATGGGGTCTGCTCATAGGCCGCCCACGCCTCCTCCTGCGTCTCCGCATCGGTCTTTGTGGGATCGGCTCCGGGCGACATCATGCCGGGCTGGCCCATCTCGATCGGTCCGCCCTCGATCTGCCCGAGCGTCGAGAACTCGCCCATGGGGCCGTTGGGACCATAGCGGCCACGCACCTGACGCATCCCCGCAGGCGTGCCCAGAGCCCCGGCATAGCCCATGGGCGCGGCAGCCTGCGGCTGGGATGCTCTCGGCTTGTTCAGGCCAAGGAACGCATTCTGGCGGCCACGCGCCGCATCGCCCTCGGTCGAATACTTGCTGAGGATCTGCTTGGCCTCATCGCGGGCGCGCTGCTGGAAGGCCAGCGCCTCGTCCTGCGACTGCTTCTGCACGTTCGCAGCGTTCTTCGCGGCCTTGGTCTGCTTGTTGGCCGAATAGATCGACCCAGCGGCGCCAACGGCGGCTGTCGCAACAAGAGCTGTCGTCAAAGCTGCCATCAGGCGGCCCTCACATAAGAAAGCTCGGCAGGGGTGTATCCAGCCCGGTCATAGATCGCAGACACGTCACGCCGCCCGACAATCATCAGCATCTGAACCATGTCCGCCCCGCGCTCCCGCGCCCACGCCTCGAACGCCCGCAACAGGCTGAGCCCGTCCCTGTCCGACCACCAGAAAAGCTCGGTCGCCACCACCACGTCAGGCGAACACCAGACCGGGGCCAGAACCCCGCCAATCACGCCGCTGTCATGGACAAGCAGGACCGCATCCTCGCTCGCCATCATCCGCCGCAGCGCCTTGCCCACAGCGTCAAGGTCGCGCGGGAACTGGCTCGTCACAGGATGATAGGCAAGGAACGCCTCGGCATAGCCCATGAGCCTTGGCAGGTCATCGACCGTCGCCGGGCGAACGGTCATCAGTCAGCAAAGCCCAGCCGCTCGACCTTCTGCTTGCGCGGAGCGGGCGTATCATCCTCGGCCTCGACCTTTTCGCGCCTTGCCGGTTTCTTCGACTTGGCCGTGCTCACCCCCAGTTTTGTGCGAATGGCCTTGCGCAACAGGCGGATGGATTCGTCGCTGATCTTTGCCTTCGTCATGGTCACTCCGTTGTGATTGCAAACCGCGTGCTGAAGCCACGGTCATAGCCAAGCAGTTCGTTGAGATTGCCGGAGCCACGTTCCAGAGCCGCAGCAACAGGCGGACGCTCACCCACGCCAAGGCTCTGCCCTGTCCGTCCGCCGACAAGGTCCATGAACACGTCAAACCATTCCTGCGGCACGTCCAGGATATCGCTGGTGTTCACCACATCCTCTGGAACGCGTTCATAGGAGACACGCAGCGTCCCCGCCGCAATCGTCGCATCCGGCACAGGCCAGAGGTAAATCTTCGTCTCCGTGCGCAGGCGATCGACGGCGAAGATGGTCGGCCTTCCCGTGCTCGTCTTCACGGGTATCCGGTCATAATCGTCCATGTTCCACTGCTGCAATTCGAGATCGAAGCCCGATGAATTGCGGTAGTAAACCCGATGCACCCGATCCGGCCTCGGGTTGCACGTCACGAATGCAACCGACGCCGTCATGGCCGGGCTCTGCGTGGCCCTGCGCCATTCGCTCGGGCCTTGCGTGACCAGAAGCTTGAGGAGCCCGTTGATATGGCTCCTCGCAATGGTCCACTGGTAGGCCGATGCGGTCTGGCCATCTCCGAGGATCTGGCAGCGCTTCAGCGCCTCATCCACAAACTCGCCAGCCGTATAGGTGAGAGAAATGCTCATGTGGGCGGCACGTAGGTTGTCCCATCACGATAGGCGAAGTCGAGATCGGCATCTGCCGCTTCCTGCACGATGTCGGGCCTTGCACCAGGCAGAGGGGCGCCCTCGCCCGGCCTCAGAACGGGCGTGGACAGGTGGGCAGGCCGCGGGTCGTAACAGCCGTCACAGACCCGCGAATTGCTCCACTCCGTCTTAAGCTCATCCAGACGGACCCGCTTGTCGCAGCGGTCGCATTTGGCATACGGCCGGCCCGCCTCGTATGAGCCTTTCCACGTCATGTGTAGTGCTTCGTCATGTCGAGAATGATCGAATAGGCATCGCCCGCCGCGTGGCCACGGGTCGTCAGAACGATGTCGCCCGTCACGCCTGCTCCTGCATCGTTGGAAATGCCGCCGAAGCAGGAAAAATCGACCGTTCCCGTCACGTTGTTGCCGATAGTCCACGCGATGGAATCGGTTGTGGCGTCCCAGAGCAGGTCAATCGTCATGCCGTTCGTGTTGTAGTAGATTTTATCAATGGTCACGCGCGTGGGCGCCCCGGCCAGCGCCGAAACATCCACTTTCAGAACCGCTGTTTCTCCGGTCCCATCCGACAGATTGGTGAACTTCATCACCGCGCGCTTGTGGCCGTCAAACAGCGTCTGGCTGGTTACCGCGTCTGGCATGACCTATCTTTCTTTAGCCACGAGAATGTAATCCAAGCTCAGCACCTTCGCGACAGCCTCGCCGTTCTGGATGCCAAAGCTGATGGTCAGCTCCTCGTCATCCGGCAGGTTGGTCGTCGCCAGCGAAGCGATCTCGACGCCGTCCTTGTAGAACTCCACCGCATCGACGCCGTTGTAGTAGAAGCCAAGCACAGCGTATGTGTCATCCGACAAAGTCGAAGCCGCGACGCTTGTGGTCGAAGTCGAGTCCTTCGTCACATAGCAGTCGAGGTTGGCGTCGCCGTCGTCTTTCATCAGATAGACACCGTCCGTCACGGCCAGCGGCGAGGTGTCCGTGATCTGGAGGCCGATGACGAAGTCCGACTGCGTGGCGTCGGAAATCTTGAGCCGGGCCTTGAACCAGAGCTTCTTGCCAGAGGCAAACTTGAAGGATTCCACAGCGCCGGACGCATCCGTGCCGGACCACTGGAAAAAGTCATTGTCGTTGTCGGCAGCGTCGTTGGTGATGACGAGAACGCCGCCATCCTCATTGCCCACAGCCTCGGTGGCCGAGCCTGCGCCCGCCTCCGTCGTGGTGATGATCCACTGCGCAGCAGCGAAATCATCGAAGTCATCGAACCAGACGTGGATCGAAGACGGGTCAGGAATGGGCAGCATCCGCATCGGGCCGGTTGCAGCCGAATTGGTAATGCCGCGGGGAAATCTTGCAGGAACACTCACTTGGGGCGCCTTTCTTGAAATGAAGGCGCGCGGCTGTTACCCCGCGCGCCCCGTCAGTGATGGGAGAGATGTAGAGCGTTAGTCCTAGACGCCTTGGACGCCCCAGACAGCGCGCCAGTCGACCCAGCCCGAGATATAGCGCTCGGTGGCCTTGGCTTTCGCGTTCTCGGTGTCCCAGTCGTTGTCTTGGTCCATCTCCAGCTTGCGGCGCTGGAGCGTGACCATGCCTTCCGGCACGCCCTCGACCATGAGGAACCACGCCTTCGAATCGGTCAGGTAGTCCCAGACCGAGTAGCCGCCGCTCATCGACACCGACTTGTTGGCGTTGATGTCGTTGTTGGCGGTGCCGGGCGTCTTCTCGGACTTCATCAGCCTTTCAGCCGTGAACTCCAGTTGCGGCGGCACAACCAGTTCCTTCGCGCGGAAATACATCTTCAGGCCGCGCGAGTTGGTCATCAGGCGGATGGAGATCCGCTGGTCTTCCAGCGCTGCTTCAGAAAGGTCAGCAGCCGCGCTGGGCTTGTTCGACTTGTTGCCGGCCAGCGTCGGGTGCGACGTCGAGAACAGCGCCGCGCCGTCGCCGCCCAGATAGGAGGTCGAAAAGCCATTGTTGAAGTGAGCCGCATGGACGATCTCCTTCGACTGTCCCATGGAGTAGGCGAGGTTACGCGAACGGCGCGCAGCGCGGCTCTCGTAAAGATTGTCCTCGATCTCCTCGCGGGACGCCATCCAGCCGAGACCCCAGACCACGTTGGTGAGACGGGTCTTGTAGCCTTCGCTGTCGGTGTCGAAGCGGATCGCCTGGCCTTCGTTCTTGATGTCCGGCAGGCCGAAGGTGGTGCTTTCCACGAACTCTTCGTAGGCCTTGTCCGAAGACTTGTCCTCGAAGTAGCGCGTGTACTGCTTCTCCATCTGCTTGTAGGCTTTGCCGAAATGGGCCTTGATCCCGGGCCAGAGGTCGGCCGGGTGAAGCGCACGAGTCATAACCATGGTTCATGCCCTCCTTAGATGCCAGCCACGGCGGCAAGGCGCCGCGTGTGGAGATTGATGGAACAGATGTACTTCGCGTAGGCCGTCGCTTCCTCGTTATCGACGCGGGTGACGATGTCCCGGATCGTCAACTGGCAGGTGGCGTCAGAAGCGACCGTGCTGGAATCAACCAGCCAGCCCGATTTCTTGGTGAAGGCGCTGCCAGAGCCTGACACGAGGTTGACGTTGAGGCCGATCGAAGCCACCGCAATCGCGCCGCCGACAGCGTCTTCCTGAAGCTCGAAAAGAGCCTCGGGATTGTCTGCGACGATCGGGAAGCGCAGCGTGGAGGCCGCGCCATAGCCCAGCGACACGATGCCCGGAGTGGGCTCGAAGCCGACGATGAAGCCGGTGATCTGGTTCGTCGATCCCGCAGTAGCGAGGTTGACGACCTGATGGCCGGAAGCGCGGGCGCCGGTCACAACGACCGGATCGCCAATGAAGAGGTCGGTGGCGTATGAGGCCGGAGCCGTATACGTGTTCACCGCGCCGTTGATGGGAGCGCCAAGCAAAGAGCCGACGAGTTTCCCACCAAAGGCGGCGTTTGTATTCGCCATTTGTTATCCTGTGGGGTTAAGGGGTGTATCCGCTTGCCGCAGCTTTTGTCGGCGTTGCAGACGTGATGGTGTTGTTCAGAGCGTAGCTCTTGCCCTCATCATCGGGCGTTTCCTGCGGGGCCTTTGCCGCGCCGCGTTTGAGAGCCTTCTCACGCTCCCGGTATTCCTGAACCTTGGCGTCCTGATCCTCATCGAACCAGGGCTTCCATTTCTTCATCAGTCGGGCCTGCATCGCCTTGCCTTCGCGAGACGTGCCAACCAGTCGGGCCATCGGCAGCCCATTCATCTCATCCGCGCTCACGTCTTCCCATTCCTGAGCGCGCAAGGTCTCGATATTGCCGGTCTCTTCATTGCACCAGCGATATGCGTAATTCTCGTAATCCACCGCAGCGCCGGCCAGCGTCAGCCTCTGCTCGTTGGTATAGTCCAGACCGCCACGCGCCTTGCGGGCAGCGCGCCGGGCAGCAAGCTCGGCATTGGGGCCGTCAGTGCGAGGCCGGATGCGGGCGCGGGCTTCCTTGGTGCGGCCATCGACCTTGGCGGGCTCAGCAAGCTTTGCGGTTTCGTCGGTCATGATCAGACTTCCAGCTTCAGGCGTTGTTCCGCGTATTCTTCAAGCGAGCCGAACAGGCCTTCCTTGACGAAGCGGGCGCCGATTTCACGTTGTGCAGGCGAAAGACGCGAGGCGGCGGAAACTCCACCGCCCGTGCCGCGGCCACCGGGGGCGAGAACAGGGGCTTTCTTCGCCGGCTTCGGTGCGGGTTCCTCGTCCATGTCGTCATCGTCCTCGTATTTGTCGGCGTATGCCTTGCGCAGCGCCTTGTCGGCCTTCTCAAGCGCATCCGCGAACGGGATGCCGCTATCGACATAGTCCAGCACGATCCGCATCGCGTCGGGGTCGGCGTCGTCGGCCAGAATCCACGCATGGCCGTCGTCATAGAAACGCTTCTGCACCTGCGGGTAGGACGGGCTGAACTTCTCGACAAACTCGTCCTCGTCGATCGCGGGCGCTTCGTCTTCGTCCGCCTCCTCGTCGGCCTCCCGGGCCTTGGCGAGCTGCTCGTCGCGCTCCTTGATCAGCTTGCGCTCGGTCGCGTCGTCGCCCTTCTTGATGGCCTCGCGGATGTACCAGTCATATTCGCTGTGGAGGTCTGCGATCTCCTTGGCGCGCTGCTTGGCTGACTGTTCCTCCATGCGCTTGATGCGCTTGTCGGTGTCGGACTTGAGCTTCTTCAGCTCCTTCTCGACGGACTTGGCGCGGTCACGCTGGGAGCGGATGAACTCCGCCGCGGTGGCAAAGCCTCCCGGGGGCGGGTCTCCCTTCCATTCGGTTTCCGGCTTCCAGCCCAGCTCACGGGCGACGGTTTCGAGGTCGTCAGCCTTGGGCGCTGGCGCGTCGGCCTCACCCTGCGATGGCGCTTCCTGCTCCAGAACGTCGTCGCTCATGCCGCCACCTGCGCACTGGTCGCAGCCGCCGTCCTGATGCCGACAATCTCCTTGTCCTTCATCACCCGATAGACGCGACCGTCAGCGCCGACGAACGACTTGCCCGCATAGCGCGCAAACATCACATGCTCGCCCACCTTCGGGATGGCGTCGGGGTTCGGAAAGTCCTCTTCGTTGAAGGCCAGCGGCGAGATTGCCACCAGCAGGCCCTCATCCCCGCCCTCGTCCTCGCGCTGGGCCGCGTTCTCGGGAACGAATATCCCCGAAGCCCGCTGCCTCTGCACGACACGCGGCAGGACTAGCACGTTAAATTCCAGGGGCTTCATCCCCGGATTGGTCTCGCTGACCTTCGGCAATGCCTCGTAGGTCAGGGTAGAGTGATGCAAGGACATCTGTTCCCTTTCTGTTGATCACGTCTTCAAGCGTTCGCGCCTGAATCCTCAGTTGGCGTAGCTGGTCCAGCGGTGGATCGGATTCCGACTCCCAAACCGCGCGGGTCCAGTCCGCCTGTATTTCCGTCTGCTCGGTCTTGAGCGATCGAAAGAACGCCTCCGTCATCGGAAGCGTCCGCCATGCCTCGAACTCTTCGAGCCAGTCTTCGCGCTGTTGTGCGTTCATGCAGCCAGCAGCAGGATAATTGCCGCTTCCTCGTCATATTGCCGTTGCAGGGCTTCGGCTTCCGCCGCCGCTGCAATGACGTCCAGCCTCGCCTGAATCAGCTCAGGCGTTTCGGGAACCTTGCGCCTGATTGTGGCGCGCGGCTTTTTCTTCGCCTGCTCCACCTGGGGCTCAGGCAGCACAGCCTTCGCTGGCTTGGGATTGTTGCGGGCCTCAGCATCCGCCTCGGCCTGCCTTAGCTCCATCTCCAGCGCGGCGAGGCGTTCGTCCTCGCGCTTTTTCCTGTCGGCCTTTTCCCGCTTTTTCTTGTCCAGCCAGTAGCGTTCGCCCGGGCCGTCAAGAACGTTGCGGAAGTCCTGCGAGGCCGCTTGTGCGGCTGCAATTTCACCCGTCGCAACAAGCGACACGTCATCCAGCGTCGCATCAAGGACGCCTGCGATCGTGCCGCCGCCGATAGTGCCAGCGGACGCCACGGTCACATCGGCCAACGTCGCCGTGAGCGCGCCAGCAATGGCAACTTTGCCGGTCGCGGCCAGTGTAGCGTCGGCCAGCGTTACGCTGCCTGTTCCCAGAAGGCTCAGCGCGCCAGATGAGTTTGCTGTCAGATCCGACAGCGTCGCCGTCAGAACAGCCCTCAGCGCAACCGCGCCGGTGGCCGACAGGCCGATGTCGTCAAGCGTTACAGATAGTGTGCCAGTTCTGCTGCCGCCCGCGACAACCAGCGCGCCCTGCTGGAATGCATCTCCCTGAAAAGCGTCGTGCTGGAAACCGCTGCTCATCGCCGTGTCAGTGTCGCGTGCATATCCTGCGCCGCCTCACGGTAATGATTCAGCGCGAACTGCTGAAACTCTGGATTGCGCACAAGCAGGGACTGGTGAAGCGAATAGCCCCACGTCGCCTCGAAATCGCAGTCATAGCCGTGTGGCCAGTTGGCCTTGTCCGTGTGCTGCGCGTTCTGGTCCCGCCATGCTTTCGAGAGGTAGTAGAACCACATTTCCGAGATCGGCGGCCACTGGTGCGTCGGGTCGCCATAGGCCCGCGTCGATCCCCAGTGCGGGACGATCACCGCCATCTTCGCGCCGGGCTTCATCACACGGTGAAGCTCGTTCATGAGATGGCAGCGCTCGATCTGCGTCAGGTGCTCGATGAAGTGCGAGGCGTGCGCTTCTTCAACCGTCCCGTCACCGAATGGCAGCGGGTCGCGGCCCAGCGCCACGACATGATCGACGCCGGGAAAAGCGTACTGGTCCAGCCCGATGAAGCCCTCTTTCTTGTTTGGACCGCAGCCAATATCGATCTTCACCAGGTCATCCCTGAATTGTGGTCATAGTGTCCGACAAGCACGCTGCAATCGACTGCGCAGCGATAGCCGTGCTTGCGCGCATCGCCCCAGAAGAACAGATCTTGCGTGCCCACCCCGTCAACGCCAGCAAGCGTCTTGAACCATGGCTTGCGCAGCTTCGCGTCCTTGAACATCGAGACGCGCCACAGATTGAAGCCCATCCCCGTGCCGCAGCACTCGACCAGCTGGCCGGCAACAGGCGGCTGTGGCCGGAAGTTCAGCACCGGGTCCATTGGATCGCCCCATATCTGGGGTACGCCGCCCTCGCCCTTCGTCCAGTAGAGCCCGCCGACGCAGGAAAGCTCGGGATGGGCCTCCATCTGCGCAATGAGCTTCAGAACGCCATCGGGCGGCGGGATGTTGTCGTGCTCCAGCGTGAGAATGTATTCCCACGTGCTGAGGTCAGGATGCGCAAGAATGGCCTCGATGGCCTGCGTGTAGGCGTCTCCCACCTCCAGCCCGAGCGCGAGCATCCGGTAGACCGCCTGATTGGGCGGGAAGATCAGGTTCCAGTGCGAGAGCGCGACCTTGGCCGGGATGGTCGGGCCTGACGGCAGGATGAGGATGACCCGCTGCTTCTTCCACGTCGCGCCCTCGAAAATGCGCGAGGCCGAAGCGTGCAAGTCGAGATTGTGCCTCCCGAAATCGTAGCCGACGATCTCCACTCAGACTGTCCCGCTCAAGTTTAAGCCTCACGGATGATCTGAAACACGGCAACAGGATGCGAGCCCAGTGTGCTTATGCTCGCCTTGCCGATGGAGGAAGTTGTCGCGCCCAAGCTATTTGTGGACCATGAGCCAAGGTAGGGGACAAGATGATTGCTGGAGTTCGACGCCTGATTGGGAACGCCAATGGACGAGTTGTGCTGCGTGACAATCATGGCGCTGATGCCGAGCCCGATATTCGAGCCGCCGCCTGTGGTCGATGAGCGTTGCAGCGCCATATAGTAGTTGCCTGCCGACAATGACGTGGCGAACGGAATGTCGAAATAGCGGAAGCTCTGGAAGTTGCTTGTGCCAGCGGGAACCTGGTTGACCGCGCTGGACTGCTGCGACGATGTCATCTGTGTGGATGACGTGCCGCCCAGCGTCGGAAACGTCACGTTGTAACTGACCGTATGCGTCGAGGCCGTCCCCGAATAGCTGATCTGGAACGCCCACGTTGCCGATGCCTGCGTGAGATATTGCAGAGACAGTGAGCTTGCGCCGCCCCCGCGCGTGTAGATGTTGAACCACAGCGTATTCGATTGGGCGACGCTGGCTCCGTAGCCAGCCGCGCCAGTCGTGAACGTGGTCGAGGCCAGCGACATCGACACCGGCATGCGGATGTAGGACGCGCTGACTCCATATGGCAGCACGAAAGGCTGGACGTAGTTGGACGAGCCGCCGCCCACAGACATCGTGTTCGTGTTGTTGATCAAAGGCGGATGCTGGTAAAAGCTCCCGACCGCCCCGCCTCCCGGCGCCGCAGCCGACAGCGACAGGGTCAGCCCCGCCGAATTGCTGGCCGTGGTGCCCGAGAGGTTCGTCAGCGCCAGCGTCGGATTGCCATGGCTGTGATCCGATAGCGCCCCGGTCGTGATGTAGTTGCCGACGCTGAAGCCGACCGTCGCGCCTCCACCAACCAGCGTGACATTGTTCCCGCCCGACAGGACGACATTCGTCCCGCTGGCCGTCGATGCGCCGTTCGTGTTGCCGCTCAGCGTGTAATACTGGTTATGTGCGCTGTTCCAGTCCACAGGCCGGACAAGATCGGTGGCCGCGACCGTCTGCGTGCCGCCGGTCGAGTTGCCGATCGTGACCGTTCCCGTCCAGTCGGGAACGATGTTGGACTTGACGTGCGAAATGGCCACTAGGCGTTGCCGTCCGTGAGGGTGAAGCCAGTCACAGTGAACACCTGCCCGGCAGCGAACGACGTGTTGTCCACCGTCATGTCACCGCCGCCGCCAGTCGCCGTCACTGTGCCCTGCATGTGCTGCGTCGTGCCGTCGCTGGCATAGACGCGGAAATGCGCCGCTGTTCCCGTGTTATCCGCCGACGAATCTTCCCACGTGCCCGACTTCGCCTTGCTGCCCGAACTGGCCGCAGCCATCCAGTCCGACGGCAGGTTGACCGTCGCCAGGATTGTGCCGCTGTCTGCATCCGTGATGTTTGCCGGCGGGGAGCCCGTCCTGATCTTGAGCACGGCGCTAACGCCTATCGCTGTCTCGATAGCGTCAAGACGCGCATTCCGAACAGCGACTGAGAGTTTGATCGCCATCAGATCGCTCCAGAGAAGTCAGGTTTGGCTGCAACCGGTTTGCCTGTGACCGGATCATTCACGAGCACACGCGGGGCCATCATGATTTCTGCCAACTGCTGTTGGCCTTTGACGACGATGTCCATGCCCTGAGCCATTGTGCCGACAGCCTGCAACACCGTTCCAAGCGCCGCGTCGAACTTCTCTTCGCGACCCTTCGCACCCTCGGCTTCGCTTTCCTTGAGCGCAAATTCGCGATTTGCTTTCTCGGCATCGTTCGCCAGCTTCATCCTGACGGCCTCGAAATTGTATTGCGCTTCAAGCTCGCGCGTTTCCATCTCGCGCATCTTGACCGTCATGTCCCGCTCAGCCAGTTCCTGCTCACGAGGATCAACCGGGGGCTGTGTCGGCTGCGCACCGGCAGCCTCACCGCCCACGCCGCCAGAGCCCTCCATGATGCCACGCTCAAAGGCCAGCTTGCCCGCCTCGTGATAGGTCTTCTCGGCTTCCTTGGCGGTCTTCTTGATTGTTTCCTGTTTCAGATCGTTATCCAGCTTCACGCCGCGCAATTCTTCCTTGGCGACTTCGGCGTTCAACTCATCCAACGGGCTCGGGCCTTCAAGGAACGCCTTGGGCCAGTCACCGATGTTCGCCGCCTGAAGCTCCTGCTCCTGAATCCAGCGGTTGTTGATGCCCGGCTGGCCCTTGAACTGCGCCAGATACTGCGCCCGCATCATGCGCTGCATGTCCGTCACGGACCGCGGATCAGCGCCCGGCGCAACGTCCATGTTCTTCAGGTCGAAGTCCTGCGCCAGCTTCTCCAGCCCCTGCGCATTCAGCACGATCGGCGCGGGCTTCTGCGGCATCATCAGGCCGCTCGCCAGTTGCTCCATGCCCGGCATCGCGCCCATGGGCGGCTGCGAACCCGGAGGCGGCAGGCCCATCAGCTCGGCAAACAGCTCCTCGTCATCCAGGAACTCGGCATAGATGGCCGGATCCAGATAGCGCGAGTTGAGCCGCATCAGGAGGCGGAACTCTTTCCGCATCGCCCGGTAAATCCGGGTGTAGATGGTCGAGAAGACCTGCATCCCCTGCTCGATCAGGGCCAGCGTTGCGCCCATCGCCTGACCGGACGGGGCCTCGCCCGTCATCACGTCCTTGACGCTGGTGATGTCCGCCGCCGCCCCAAGCAGGAACTCCACAAGCTGGAACAGCACAGGGCTTGGGCCTGCAAACTGTAGCTCGTGAATGGCGTCCGAGACCCTGCCCGGGACGTTCACATTCAGGAACTCGGCCGGCTTGATGCGGACTTCCCCGCCCCTCAGCCTCAGCCCCTGAGAGATGAAGCCGCCGCCTGCATTCTGCCTGTGAGCCGCGTCGAATATCTGGTTCAGCGCCGTGTTGATCGCAGCGCCAAGGCTCTCCAGCAACTGCCCGAAGCCCATGCCATACACGGAGCCTTCAATGTCAGGCAGGAAGCTGTAGTCGATCCACGGGCTCTCCCGCATGATCGTCTCGACCTTGTTGTCGATCGAGTTCACGCGGATGGAATTGGCCCAGAAGGCCGCATCGAGGCGGACAAGCTCGCGCTCATCCTTCGACACCGTGGCGATATAGGGCTCCATCATCCCGTCGCCGTCGAGGTCGTAATACCTCACCTGCTCCAGGTAGACGCACGCCTTCTGGCTGTCCTCGTCCTTCTGGCCCTCATAGTCCCGCTTGTGGTTCAGCCACTTTCCCGACTCCACGAGACGGTCGATCTCGTAAGGATACATGGGCGTCGGCTGCGTCATCCGCGGCGCGCGGTCGAAGCTCGGGGCGTCGTTGGGAACCACCACGTCCTTTGCGCTGGTGAACTCCAGCGTCGGGCGGCCCATGTCGCTGCGCCAGTAGCCTTTGCGGAACCCGGCGCCCATCACGGGGAGCATGTGCAGCAGCTTGTCCGTGCCGCTGTCCCACTCGTCCATGATATACATGAGCTGGTAGTTGCCGAACCGGCTCAGACGATCCGCGCGCTTGGCTTTCAGCCCCTTCGGGTCTTCACCCACCACCTTGCAGACCATGGGCTGGTCCGAACGGGTAATCGCCCCGTAGGCCCTCGCCCCGAACTGGTTCATCGCCGTGGTGAGCAGCGGATACTTGATGTTGGACGCGCCCTCGAACGGGTAGTTCTTCTTCTCCGGCTTCTGGCGGGCGTTCTTGATGGCGCGATCAACGCCGGCCAGCCACTCCTCGCGGCTCTTCTCGTCGTGCTCGAACTCCCGCACGGCCTCCTCGGCCATGCGCTTGCGGTCCTCCTCGCTCAGACGCTCAGCAAGGTTGCCCTCGTATTCCGCAATGCTGGCGAGGTTTTCCGCCGTCCTGGCGCTGCGACGGCCCTTGCCGAGCTTGTCGGCATCCCCGTCAAGCTCGCGATTGTACTTGAGGGCGGACATCAGTACCCCGTCACACTGTCGGCAGAGCGGCGGGCATTCTGGCGCTCGGCTTCTTCCTCAGCGCCTTCATTGCCGAAGCGCGCATAGCGCATCCCCGTCATCACCAGATATCGGCTCGCATCCATCAGGTGATCGTTCTCTTTCACGATATGCACATGCAGGCCGCGCTCGGTGCGGCTCTCCACGCGGCGATACAGCCTGAACTCGGCAAACCAGTTGCGGCAGGTCGCGAACACCTTCAGCCGGCCACTCTCCAGCCTGCGGGAGATCGCCATGATGCCGGCCTCGACCGCATTGTCGGCCGGGTAAAGCTCAAGGCCCAACTGCCGGTATTCATCCAGGAGCGTGGTCCCGTCCTTCTGGCTTGCGCCAGCCGACGCAGGATCGATCGCTCCCGGCAAGGCTCCTCCACCCTTTATCGCATCTGCATGTAGCTGTGGTGGACGTTGGCCCTGATAGTATTCGGCATAGATGTAGATCGTGTCCGTGTCCCGATCATGCGCGCCCCACACAGCCGCCGTGCGCTTCCAGCCCACATCCAGCCCATAGGCCCGCGGCCACCAGTCGGGGATCTTGAACGGATCGACCGTGAAGATGGCCTCATCGATCGGATAGATCGCGCCAGCGCCCAACATGGGAATGCCCTTGGCCCGCGCATCGCGCTGGTGCGCGGGATAGGCTTGCAGCATCTCCTGTTTGTCGGCGTCGGAGATGTGGGGAACATCATCCCAGCCGATCTGCTGCATGTAGCGGGTCATTCAGTGGCCGGGGCCAGATGCGGCATGAACTGCAACGTCACCTCCGTCATGCCCTCGATCGGCGTGAACGTCGCAAGGATCATCCCGCCCGTGGTCAGCGTGCGCGTCAGGCCCTCGACATAGATGTCCATCGGCGGCTCCTCATCGAACCACACCACATCCCGCTCCGTGCCCTGCCAGGCCTTGCGGCCCTGGTCGTAAGACCGGAACTGGAGGATCGAGAACCCGCCCGCCACATGACGGACCAGCGCGAAATCCACATGGTTCGGGATACCCATGGCCGGCGCGATCCGCCCCAGCCGCTTGCCCGGAATGAGCCCCGTACCGCGGGCACTGGGCGGACCCAGAAGCTTGCCCACGAGAATGTCCCGCGTCGTCGTGCCCGTATCGCCGCCACAGAGAATGTTCACAGGACGGTCAAAGCGCCTGCCCGGCCACCAGTCGGGATATTCCCCGGTCAGGTGCAGGGCGACCTCGTATCCGCCTATGCCCTCGGTCTTTCCCACGCGGTTGGCGGCGATTGCCGCACGCTCGCGGTGCTCTTTCCCGGCAGCGAAAAAGGCAAGATGTTTCGCATAGAGTGCCCGGCGTAACGGCCCATCGTCCGGGTAGTAAGCATCAATCTTGCGCTGGGCCGCCGCATTGTCCCGTCGCCGCGCAAGTTCCTTCTTCGCCGCCTTGAGAAGCGCCTGACGCGCCCGTTCCCGCGGGTCACTCGTCGCCAGCATCGCCGCCGAGCTGGGCTATCAGCTCCTGCACCTGGTCGTCCGTCATCGTGCCAAGGGCGCCGACGATCGCCAGAGGCCCGCCATTTGCGCCTGTGATGGCCTGCGGGGCTTTTCCGAAGCGCCGGTCAAGCAGGGAGTTGGCTGCGACAGCGCGGGCTGCGGGCGCGGCGTTCATGTCCAGCGCAATGGCCTTGAGCGTGAGGACCATCTGCGTCAGGTCCACATTGCTGTCGATCAGGTCACGGACTTCCTGCGTGCCCTTGTTGCGCTGGCCTTTCTTGCGACCCGCGTTCGCTCGTTTGCCGCCTCTGGGCATTTCTGAAAACTCTGATTTTTTTTCGATTTCTTCGTGACGCTACGTCAAGCCGTCTCTGCTGCGCGGAGTGTTGCAGCTTCAGCGTTCCGAGCGTCCTCGTCCCGACGCTCGATCCGGTGATGCTCGGCCGCGAGGTCGTATTCGGCGCGGATCTGCTTCATCGCCTGGTTCAGCAGGTGCATCCGTGCTTCTGGCCTGACCCTGCGGAAGTTGCTGGCGAATTGCAGGGTCAGCTTGCCGCCCCACATCGGCGCTTTGAGCTTGGCGATTGTGCGGATGATCATCGGCGCATCCTCGCTTTTGGCGGTTTTTGCTGGGGTTCGCGGCGGGTCTTGGTCGGGGCCGTGACCCATTCCTCGCGCGGTTTCAGGAGGTTGGCGAACCAGGTGTCTTTCGCAGGCTGCTTGGAATGCAGTTCATGCGAATGACGGGCGAGGCGCAGGGCGAAGCTGCAAAGGCCCTCGTCCGAGCAATCCACATGGAAGAAAACCGCCCGATCCTTGAAGCGCTTTCCGAGGATGGCGAAGCCTGCGGTCCTGATCTCCTCGTCCCGCTGGTTGGCGTGCTGGCAGGTCAGGAGCACGCGCTCGATCTTGCAGAGGCCATCGCTTTCGGGGAGGGTCAATTCCCTGATCACGTATTTGAGGGCTGCGACCGTCTCGGGGTCAGGGGCCCAGCGCTGGCGCGTGACCTCATCCGCAAAAGCCTGCGTCGGGAACATGGGGGCGCTCCCCGATTTTGGACTTGATCGAAGGCCCCCCCCGGTCCCGATGAATTGGACCTCAAAGGACCGGGAGGGGCTCCACCGCCTTGCAGGGCACGTGGTAATTTTGGGCAACGCTTTCAATCCGCTTCCCAAAACGGAAACGGCGCAGGGGGACACGCAGCGCGGTCTCTTGCCCCTAGGGTTCCGCCCGGCCTCGGCAAACATGCTGGCGCAGGATCAGCGGACAGCCCCGTCCATGTTGTGGCTGATTTGGGGCGGACCCGCAACCCCTAGACAAGCGCGCCGGCAAAATACAACGTTAGCACAAACGCGCCGCCGAAAACGATTACTCGCAAAAAGCCGATCAACCAGCTTTCTGAGTGTTCGGTTGGGATCTGGCTCATGCCGCTTTCTCCAACTGATCGGCCGGCACCGTGACTTCCTGATCTGACCCGAACAGCGGCAGCAGGATTTTCGCTTCGCGGCCCGAGACGGCAATCACCTTGGTCTGCCAGCCCTCATAGGCCCCGGCGACTACCCGGACATCATCGCCAGGATTGTATTCGCCCCATGTGCGCTGGAACTTGTAGAAGCTTGGAGCCGTCAAAACGTCCTTTTCCAGCATCCGCGCAGCTTGCATGTGTGGTATCTCAGATGGGATAGGCGCGGGGTAGCGGTCCTCCTTTGATGGAGGAGGAGTGATCGAGATAACGCCCTTGATGATGCGGAAGCGAAGCGCCGACCACCACGGAATTGGCCCCGGCCCCCAGCCGATCAGGATGTATCCGGGCATAATCGGGTATTGCTTTGCGACCTTGCCTTTCTTGTAGCGGTTCTCCTTGCGATAGCGCTCCTCTACTGGGAGCGAGACCAGCAAGTCCTGTCTGCGCAGGATGTTGATGGCCATCTGCTCCTCTTGCGGGGCTGTTTTGAGAGCAAACCAGCGTAGCGTGTCACGGACAATCATCGCCTGCGCCTTTCGTGCTTGAGGGAGCCGAGAAGCATCCAGGCGAGGCCAAGAGCGGCCCACGCCAGATGCACCAGGTTCGGATCGAGCCGGGGCATCCACATCAGGAAGGCGGTCAGGGCGAGGATGGAGAGGCCGGCGAGTTTCATGGCGCGGCCTCCGGGGGTGGAGGGAGGGGCATCCAGTGGGTCGGATCAAACGCGACGAAAGAATGCACGTTCGTTACAAACGTCTCCGCCATACGATCATACCGCATCGTCAATATTCGGTCTTTGCCGCCTACTTTCTCAAATGCGAGAATGTCGGTTCCGTCACGCGGCGCCGTTTCAATTGGCTGCCAGCTCATTGCCCGCCTCCGCTGCCCGAGTGCTTGATGCCCCACCAGATGAGCGCGACGATGATTTCCGGGTTCAACGCGGCCTCCACGGTTTGACAGTTGCGAACATCAGCAGCGTGAACAGCATGCCGATAACGACGGTCGGGATGGGATGGGCGAGGAAGAACAGGACAAGGCCGTCCATCATGCGTCATGCTCCCAATTTCCGACGAATATAGTTGTCGTCGTTTGGACCTTGCGAAGCAGAGCCTTCACAGCGATTGGCGAAAAAGTGGGCGGCGCGGTGATCGTTATATCATCGACAACTTTGTCCGCTTCCTTGATCAGCACGCGAACCTTGATCTCGCCGGAACACGCTTCCAGCATCCGCAGCAGCTTCTTGATGCGGTCACGGTCGTAGCTGACCACGTAGTTGGGATCGATGAGTTGTTCGGCGTAAATCGGATCGCTGGTCTTGTCGCCGCATGTGAACGTCACTGCGGCAGTCATGGCATGCGACATGCTGCGGCGAGGGTCGCGTTTGCCGTTGGCGTCCATGATTAGCCAAGTCGGCTTCGAATATGGAAACTTGACTTCAAGACGGTAGAAAAAGCGCGGGATGATATGCAGCGCCCAATAGGGCCGCACAGTTATCGAAACGCCTTCGCTTCGAATGTAGTCAAGCCCGCCGTCCTCGTCTGGTACTTCGCGTTCGTTGAGATACCTTAGCTCGCGAGCGCCGCTATGAGACGCGCGGACGTGCCAGTCTCCACGAGTGGCCTTGCCCTCCCAAGTGTCGGAATTGGGATACCAATAAACCTCGCGACGTTCGCTGCCGTAGCTGCTTGGGTGCGAATAGGCCCACATCCCAAGTAGGACAAATGCAACGCCGATTGTCGCGAATACCTGCGGCAGATATAGCAGTGTGGCAGCAGCGCTGCGGATGTCGTGGCGCGTGCGCCAATACCAGGTTGGCGGATCACCGAACCAGCGATTTACAGCCGCAAGGTCGGTGAACCAGACCAGCGCAGCAAGTGCCGCGAGGCAGCTTGCCGCAACCACGAGCAGGGTAAGCGGGGTCAGGCCCCAATCATCGTGCCAACTGTTGTTTGCCATCACACGCCCTCTCGCTTGAAGATGTTGAAAAGGTTGCGCCGCTCCCGCTCGGCTACGGCCTCCGGGCTGTAGTAGTCAGCCGCCTTGGCCAGTGCGTCGGCCTGCGGGTCCGTCGCCGGAACATAGGCGGCCATCGGGTGGCTCGCCTCATCGACCGGACTTGGGATTTTCCAAGCGCCGTCCACCAGGGCGACGCCTTCCATGGCGGGCGGGTCGGCCACAGGCTGAGACCGGGCTCTGATGACATCATAGGCGATATAGGCGATAACGTCATAATCCGACAGGCGCTCGGACCAGCCCCAGTCGATGTCGCAAGCCAGCGCGCCTGTGGATTTGTGGAGCCGCCCAGCCTTGCGGTAAACGACATCGACGACGGTATCGCCATCAACCGGGCAGTCTCCGCCTCGCCACGGGATGAAGCCGTCCGGGATTTCCGGCTCAGCCTGCGTTACGGGCGCGTAGCCGGAGCCGTCGTCTTCCTCGCCTTCGGAGAACTCGCTGGCGTCGATTTCCGTTTTTATGCGTGCCAGATTTTCGGCGTAAGCGGGCGATGGCGCCCACAGCTCATATCCAAGAATCGTAGACCAGTCTAACGTACCAGCCGTCGCAACGGTGGTTGTGATCATGTGCTCGGCGCCCGGAACTCGGAAGGCGATGGACACCCGGGAATGCTCGTCAACGGGACAGACCTTGCTGCCATCGTGCCGCGTGAACCCCTCCGGTATCTCCGGCTCGGGTTCGTTGAAGGCGGCATGCTCGCGATCAGGCATCCCGACCCATTCACCTGCGAGAGCGACCGGCTCGCATGTCTGCTCGTCCAGCACGACAAACTCGGGAGGGGGCGCAGGCTCCGCAAACTCGTTGGCGTCGTCGGGCTCGGGGATGGGGGCTGGCTCCAGCGCGGCGATGGCGATGTCATAGTCAGCCACCATCTGGGTCCAGAACTCGCGCGCTTGTTCGAGCGGGGCGATTTCGTTTTCCAGCCCCTCAATCGTTTCTAAAGCGGCGGCGCGGTCTTCTCTGAGTTTTTCTAGCAAGCTCATATCGGTCCCTCTGATTGCTGTACGCTACGCGGCTTCGTCGTCTCGAAAGTCCTCAACTGCGGCTTGGAGCCCGTCCGGTGCATGGCGATGGGCCAGCGTCCAGAGCGATACGCCGCTGCATCCCATGGCCGCTGCAATGCGCTCGAACGACATCCCAGCAGCCCGGCAGGCGGCCAGCAGTTCAAGCCGGGCTGACAGCACGTAGTTCCGCCGCTTGTCGCCCCGGATGATGTTGGCGTTGCTTCGCAGCGCAGCGCGCTCCTCCGGCTCAATGTGACGGTCGCACCATTGGGATACGCAGGGCCGCGAGACGCCCCATAGCTCGGCAAGCTGAGTAAAACCGGCCCCGGCCTGGATGGCGTTGCGGACATCGGTTCGGCGTTTGGAGGTTAAGCGGTCGTCGTGTTTCATGCGACCATCTCCACAGATGCAAAAAGCGCCGCGTCTTTTTCGATGCGGCGCTTAGCCATCTCCGCGTAAGCGGGGTTCAGCTCGATCAGGATCGCGTTGCGCTGAAGCCTGTCAGCGACAAGGCCTGTAGTTCCTGCGCCGCCGAAGGGGTCCAGCACTGTCCCGCCTTCAGGGCACCCCGCCTTGATGCAGCGCTCGGCAAGCTCGGGCGGGAAGGTGGCGAAATGGGCTTCAGGATAGCCGCTGGTAGAGATCGTCCACACAGTGCGAGCATTCGCGCCAGCGAGTTCAGCTTCCTGATAGGCAGGCTCGCCTCGCCCGTCCCGATGGATGCTTCCGTGAGCGCCATCGCCACGATCCCATCCGCCCGGAACCTTCACCTTCGGCTTGCGGACCTTGACGCTCGAGCCCCAGTTGTCGGACTTGACTGACCCCATGGCGTCATTGCCCTGCGTACGATGCTCCGTGCCAAACGTCGTGAAGGTCTTGGCCGCCAAAGGCGTGCGGATCGCGTCGGCGTCGTAAGTGTAGCGCGCCGATTTTGTGAGAAGGAAAATGTACTCGTGAGCTCGCGTAGGCCGATCAGTCGCGCTCTCGGGCATTGGGTTGGGCTTGGCCCAGATGATGTCGGAGCGCAGCCACCAGCCATCGTCCTGCAGCGCAAAGGCTAAGCGCCACGGAAGGCCAATCAGATCCTTGGACTTCAGCCCCGTCTCACGCTTGTTGCGACCGATGCCAGATTTGCCGTGAAGCTCCTTGACGTGCTTGCCGCCCGACGAGCCACCCCACTTGTCATCGGAAGCGTAAGCATCGCCGTAGTTGACCCAGCAGGTACCATCCTTGCGAAGCACGCGCCGCACTTCGCGGAAGACGTCACGCAGGATCGTGATATGCTCTTGCACCGACCTTTCGAGGCCGATTTGCCCGTCCACGCCGTAGTCGCGCAAGCCGAAATAGGGCGGGCTCGTCACGACGCAGTTGACGCTATCATCAGCCAGCTTTGCCAGCTCAGTCCGGCAGTCGCCTGTCACGATGCGAACACTCATGCCCGACGCTCCCACCGATTGTGCTTGCGCTTGGCGACCTCGCCCGCGATGGCCGCACGGGAGATTGTGGGCGCCTCGACCGGCGCAGGCTTCTGGGCGCCCTCGACCATGTAGGCGTTGCAACGCTCATTTCCGGCATGGCGGGGAAGGCGATAGTGCGGCGATGCCTCGGCTTGGCACATTGGCCGGACGCCTTTGAGGTATGCGCATTTCTCGCAGGTCTGGCGCTGAGCGACGAGCTGGGCGGCCTGTGCGGCGGCGGCTTTGACGTCATGGCATTCGTTGCGGCGGGTCATGCGAGATACTCCTTCAAGAACACCTCGACCTCGCCAACGGACCTGCACACCTTGAACGGATGCTTGGCCTCTGAGCACCACTGCATGAAATCCTTCTGGGCCAGCGTGAGCGTGCCGCCGAAGGCTTTCACTTCGATCCATATCGGTGACGCGTTCGGGCGGAGAATGCACACGTCAGGCACGCCGGGCTTGACGCCCTGCTCTTTAAGACGCGCAGCGGTGGCTTTCTTGCGCCATCCTCCGTTCGGGGGATGATGCCAGCGCCATGCCTTCGGAAGCTTGACGTTGAGATACGCCGCGACCTCGCGCTGGATTTCGTCCTCGGTCTTGTACTGCGCAAGCTGGACGGCCTGAAGACGCTCCTGCGGTTTGCGGCGCAGGGCGGCGGGGCGGTCGTCAGTCTTGAGGGCTAGGGCAGCGTTGGGGCGGGTCATGATGCCGCCTCCAGCTCACCGCCGAGTGCGCGCCATGAAGCAAGATCGATCGATCCAATCACCACGTCAGGCTTGGCGATGCGCAGCGGCGAAGGCGGCGACCAGTCCGAGGATGAAGCCTGCACCGCAATCATCCGCCCGACCCTCTGCGACACCAGTTCAGCGATCAATGCGCGGCACGCGGCAAGGCGTTCGACCAGCGCGGCATCTGTTTCCATCCGCTTGGTGATCGTGCGGACGGCGTGAATGGCCGTGCTATGATCGCGGTCCCCGAAATGGCGTCCGATCTGAGGATAAGTGACGCCGGACAGTTCCCTCGCCAGATACATGGCTTCCTGACGCGGATGAGCCCAGCGCTTTTCGCGTGAGGCATCGACCAGCATCTCGCGCGGGATGCCGTGGATCTCCGCCACCGCCGCTTTCACTTCGGCAATCAGCGGCTTGTGGGATGGAATCGCCTGCCCGTCGTACATTTATGCCCCCTGTTCCAGTTGTGCGATTTCGGATTTGACGATGGCCATCTCGGCTTCGAGGTATCTCTGGATTTCGTCGTAACCCTTGGCGTGGACCTCGTAGGGGACCATGCCCATCTCAAGCTCGTACTGGCGGTGATGGAGATGAGCGATGCGCTCGCGCGTGCTCATGCCTGACTCGCGCGCTTCGACTTCAAGCGCGAACTCCAGGCGGTCGCGAACCGGCGCCTCAATGCGCTCAATGAGCGCCAGAAGCTGGCCGGGGCTTGGCCGGAACGCGTTCGCGCCCTTGCGCCACTCGACCACGGCAGCATGAAACGCAACCGCGCTCACCTGCCCCATGTCCTCAATCCAGTCCTGCGCAACAGTCATGGTGTTACCGGACTGCGGCGAAGGGTAATGGGAGAACAGTCTGGCTACCGAAGCCGCGATTTCCTCCGGCGTGGGTGGCGTCAGCGCCGCGCGCATCTCCGCTATCGATGACTTCAAGGCGGGGAGGTCCGCTCGGTGGGCGAGAACCATTGCCGTGATCCGGCTGCCATCCTGCGCCACGCTCAGGGTCACTTGCCTGAGCGGCGGCAAGTGCGAAGGCATCATGCTGGCTGACTTGCGGGGCAAAGCGGGTCTGGACACGCGCGCCGGCACGGGCGGCGGTTCCGTTGGCTCGTGGTCGAGCCCGTAGGATCTCGGGGGCCGCCTTGCATAGCCAGCTTTGCCATGACCGAGTGTGTCCTGGTCGCTTTCCGACTGCGTTTCCTGCGTCGCGTTTATCGAGGAACCAACGCTTGCACTGATGGGTTTCATTTTCCGCTTCCTCGCGCGTGAGCTGGATGCCTTTGGTGTTTTTGGAATCGGTCGCCCAAGCGAAGTCCGCTTCGGAAGGCCACCAGTCGTCAGCCATGAAATGAGGCTCGACGAACGGCTTCGAGCGCTTGCGCTTCGCGGCCGCGGAAACATCTGATGCGTTAGCATCAGATGGTTCTGTATATGTCTCTGTCTCTGTCTTGCCAGAGCATTGCTCTGGCTTTGCTGTAGCATTGCTAGGCGCAGTATCTTTTGTTTTCCGAGCCTTAGCCTCACCACCCTTGCGACCAGCGTTTTTCCGGCGCTGGTTTTTCTCCGTTGCCTCGTCGAAAAACCGCTTCAACGCGTCGTTGACATAGCGGCCGCGGCGGATCGTGAAAAACTCGGTCAGGATCGGCTTCACGTACGCGGCAAACGTCTCCGCATCGACGCGCATCTGGCGCTGGACCCATGCGTCGTCGGCGGGAATGGTTCCGCCAGGCGTGCGCCAGCACAGGCGAAGCAGGCGCAGGTAGGCACCATCTTCGCAAAGCGTCAGGTGCGCTGTGTGAGCCTCATACTTCGATACCCACAGGGGCATATACGGCAGGTCGCTCATGCGGCCTTCTCCCCAGCTTCCTTGTGCCATTCCACAAGCGCATCACGAAGCGCCTGAAACGTCTGATGGCGGCCCTCGTGACATGAGGCGCGACGCTTCCCACGGCTTGAGCAGCAGGGTTCCTCGGGGATAGATCCGCACTCAGGACACGTGACAGACAGGGCGTCGCTACGGCTGCTCATTTCCCCGCCCCCTTCTTCTGGGGCT